GCAATAGCATCCTGTAGGATTGCTTCTATCTCGCGTCTAGTTTTTTCTTGTGGCTGCATGTTATTGCTCCTTAATTTAACGTGCGCCTTGCGATCTATCCAATAAGGATTGACCTAAGATGCTTCCAGTTACAGGTGCTAAAGTTGTTCCAGCAGCCCTCGGGGTTTGAAGAAGTCCAGATGCCAAAGCTCTGCCCATAGGTGTTCTATATATTGAGCCTGCAGCAACAGAACCGCCAAGTCCAAGCCCAAGTCCTGCAACTGGCCTTTGTCTTAACTGATCTAAGAAAATCATTAATGCTGCTCTATCAGCAGTTCCTGAGTTTGGAATTGTTGCGCCCATAACATCTTGTGCTTCTTGCGCTAACTGTTGCTGAGCCGCCTGTCCTTTAGCTGTAGCAATTTTATCTTTTGTTTTATCTGTCGCGCGAGAGCCTGCAATGAGTTTAGCAGGTGTAAATTCTCCACCTTGGGCGCTTGCTTTTGTAACAGCGCTTCGCACAGGAAGCATCTGCTTAAATGCAGCCTGTGCCCTCCTGTACTCATTCATTACCTCTTTACTTTGACTTTGCATATTATCTCTTAAAAGCCTTTGAACATCAAAAAATGCCTTACCTAACTTTCTCTCAGTTGCATTTTGGCTGCGTATGAAGTTAGAGGCCTCTGATCCCAAGTCACTGTCTATCTCTCTTAAAGTAGCGCCAGCAATATTGCTCTGCCCTCCAGCTTTACTAAATATTACTTGTAAACCTCTGTTAAATTGACCTAATGTCTCACTGCTTAAACCTTGGTTTTCTTGCATAATTTTAATAAGATTATCTTGAAAGTCAGTTCCTAAGTTAGCTGACAATTTTGGAATTACATTTTCATAAGCATCTGACACTGCTTCATTAACAAATGTATAAGCTTCATTGCCGCTTAAGTTCTTTGGCACCTTATCTTTTCTACCCAAAACATTTAAAACCTTATTCATGGACGCTTGGTTGAAATCTTTAAGGGCCAGCGCTTCAGCAGAGGTAATTATTTCACCTACAAACGGAATAGATTTCATTTTTTCTTCTACTGCTCTAGTCATTCCACCAACTCTCTGGGCTGGTGTAAGCCTAACTCCTTGTTTCATAAGGTTTTTTGCTGCCTCACTTACTTTTGGAAAGGCTATGTCGGCAACCTTACCGCCGACAGCACTAATTGCTCCACTTGTTACAGCAGATTTAGCTCTTTCAACAGCACCACCCTCTCCTGCCCCAAAACCATAAGCAGCACCCTCTAAGCCTGCGATTTTAGCAGCGCCAGCAACGCCTGCCCTTGCAAGACCAGCGCCACCTAAAAGTGCAGTAGGAATTGAACCTGCAATTTCAGCGCCCAAAGCTGTTTTGGGGTTTTGCTCTGCAAACTGAGTCATTGCGCTGCGTATTTCTGAAAGTTTTTCCTCATAGGGTTTATCACCTTTTCTCAAAAAAGCCTCAATCTCATCGCCAAACCCAAAACTTACACCCTGACCTATTGCCCTAGCCAGCCCAGCACCATAACCATCAGACTCTAAATCTTGCGCAGCAAGAGGTTCTTTCTTCCTGCGCTCAGCCTCGCGCCTCAATGCTTCTTGCAAAATTGCCTTTTTAATTTCTTCTGACATTATTACTGCATCTCCTGTAAGCGCCTTAACTGATCTTGGGAAAGCGTCATTAAGTAATCTGACAACTCTTGTCCACTTTTACCAGCGACACCAGAAAGTAAATCCTGATCTGACATTGCTTGATTGATTTTTTCATCCCCAGACTCACCCTTTAAATTAAAAACTTCTTTATCAAATTTATATTCTTCGATGTCACCAAAACCTTGCGATCTGTAAATTTGATCTAACGCAATGTCATATTGCTTTTTCTTTCTATTAAATGAAGATTCTTTGTCTTTAAATAAGTTTTCAATTTGCTTTGCTACTACCTCTTTATTTTGAAGCAAAGTAACATCGCCACCAAGGTTTTGAATAATTCTAAGCGCGTCCTGTTCAGTCATAACACCACCGCCGACTGTTTCAATTCTAAACCTACCAATCAACCCCTGCAGCAATCCTCGTCCTATTCTAAGATTTAATTCCTCTTTTGTCAGACTCTCATAATCTTCACCAATATATCCAGTTAAAAGAGTTTTAGCATTAGCAGCTAAATCATCTGCTAATCTTTTAAATCCAACATTAGTATTTTTAATGCTTCTCATATAGGATTCTAACTTACGCATACTTGCAATATCTGAGCCAAGCTCCTCTGATAAGTCTCCGAATTCTTTTCTTGAAGGTATTGTTTTTGCAAAAGTTGCATCAGTTACAGGCGTTAGCTCTCGCATATCTAAAATTAATCTTTTCCCAGTGCCAGCATCATGCTGAAAGTAGTCACCAGTAGCAGTATCAAAATTTACCTCACCAATTATTTTACCAGTTTTATCTCTATAAACACCCTTGCTTTGTATATTAGGTTTTGCACTACCAACCCCTAGGCGAACTTTATAATCAATCAACTCCTTCTGTCTCGCAAACTGCCTCTCCTCTGCAGCCAACTGAAACATCTGTGACGCTGCAGATTTTGCATCTAGTGTGCCAGCTTTGACCAAGTTAGCTAACTCAGTTTGCCCAGCTTGCTCTAGCATGTTGACTGTGCGGTTTTTGCGTAAGCCCTCTACCCTCTCACCCCTAGCAGCCTGTAGCTGTGCAGGTAGGTTAGGGTCTGGTCTTATAGTCATACTGTTAAGCCAGCTTGCAAAAGCACCTGCTTGGTCCTGTCTTTTTGCTTTGCGCTCCTGACCTGCTAAATCTTCTGGGCTAAAGCTTAGGTTTTGCATTTGCTCCTCTGCCATTGCTACCTCCCCATTCCAGCCGCCATAAACGGTAATTTAAGATAATCAAACAAGCCTAGCTGTCTTGATTGCGTGGTTGTGGTTTGCGTTGGCGCTTGCCCTAGCGCAGCAAGTGGCGCAGTTAGTGAGGCCATTGGCGCACCTGTGTAGCCTGCGTATTGCTGTCTTGCAGCATCTATAAGCTGTTGATTTAGAGCTTGCTGCATTAAGCCCTGCTGCATTTGCTGTTGTGATATATCTCTGCTTATGCCAAATGCTTGACCGCCAAGCTGACCTAGCTGACTTGCAGCAGCAGCGCGTGCAGCGCGATCACGCATTGCAGTGTCTAGCGCTTGTCCGTATCCAGCTTGACGTTGCTGCGCTGCAACATCTGCACCCATTCTGCCAAACTCACCTGCAAGCACACCCTCTGCAACACCTTGCCTTGAGCCTCCAAACGCGCCTGCTTGGGTTGCTCTTGCGCCTAGCTGCTGAGATGCTAATTGGCGCTGCCTTTCTATGTCTTGCTGGGTTCTGTCAATAACTTGGCTTGTGTATGGGTTCATATATGCGCCAACATTAAGAGGCGCTTGCATTGCTCTTTGCGTACCACCTAATGCACCCTGCAATGCCCCTGCTGCTGCTTGGTTTACATTAAAACCCTGCTGTGGCTGCATTGGCATAGGTTGATACGTTGCGCCTGCTTGCATTGCAGGTTGTGCTGCCATTGTTGGTGCTGGTGCTGCTGCGCCCATTTTACTATCCTTTCGCTGCTGCGATTTTTTCTATGTCTTTCATAACTGCGCTACTTATTCCCGTTTTATCTTGGAAACTATTTAGATCGCCACCGTATTTATCCATAAAGCTATCCACGTAAGCACCCAAGTTACCCTCTTGCGCTGCTTTGTCTAAAACCTTGCGAGTGTCTTTAAGGCCGCCCTTTCCAAGAGGTATGCTTTGCTGATCTAAATTAGCCTGATCCACCACATCTGACGTTGTTAGCGTACCGAATTGACGCTCAAGAGCCATTGTCTGATCCCCAGCTAGTTGCGTGCCAGTGTCTAGCAGTTCCTGACCACCAACTGACTGTATCAATCCAGAAAGTTCACTTGCCCTTCTCTGTGCTGAATTTTCAGAAGATGCTGCTCTGGCTGCTATTTCAGCATCAAGCATTGCTTGAGTTTGTGGGGTAGTGGGGCCGAAAACGTCACCCAAAGCGCGGCTGAACACAGTTCCTTGTGGATCATAGTTAGGATCAGTAAGGCTACGCGTTAAATCCGCTGTAAAGCTTCCCTCTGGTATTTGGCCCTCACCAATAGACGGTGGCATGAAAGCTTCAACTCCAGTTTGGCCTAATATTTCTGGCGTTATACCGTAACCTGTGACCTGACCAAAAGGATCTTGCCTTGCTTGCTCTGACTGATACTCAAATACATTTCTAAATGCATCATTGTATCTTGGGTTAGTTGGGTCAGTTGCTAAAATAGCCTGACTTTCTCTTATAATTTCTGGGGTTGCTGCAAAAATATCGGCGTCTGGTTGTATCGCTAAATTTAAATCTGCTGCAGCATCTGTTCTTGTTACGTCTGTTGGCGTGAATGTAAAAGGAGATATAGTGGTAGATGATATACCTGTACCCGTGCCAGTACCCGTGCCAGTACCCGTGCCTGTTCCAGTACCCGTGCCAATATCAATAGGAACATCATCTATCACGATAGGTGGAGGAACATAAGCACCGCTACCATAAGCACCTGAGTAGGGATCAATAAACAGCGAGTCAATAAATGCTTTTTGGGCTGGTCTGCGCTGTCCTAATTCAAACTGCGCTTGCTCAAACATAGGTGCAGATGAATAACCCCTTGTGCCACCTGCAAATGTCTGTGGTGCAGGTACACCCATATCTAGCGCTGTTGGTGTGCCAAATGCGCCAGCTAACTGCTGTGTGCCAGCAAATGCTGCTTCTTGCTGTGGAGAAAATGCTGCAACGTCAGGACCGTAATAAGGCACATACCCTATTTGACTTATTCTCTGCGCCCTAGCTAGGTTTTCTTTGGCTGCATCCTCAATGTACTGTGGTACTTCAACGCTTGAAGTTGTTGAACCGCCTTTACCGCCTGACATTATTCGATCTCCTTAATAAATGACGCGTGCATTGGTTTCCAACCGTGTGCTTTTAAAGGTTTCTTCCATCCAAAACGCCCTGTTATCGTTATAGCTTCGCATCCTTGTGCTTTAGACCATGCTATCACATCTTTGTGCATATCCAAAAGCTGATCTAGTTCACCACCACCTAAAAACACATTTAACATCTTTTTTCTAGGATATACCACAATTTCTGTCACTATGCACCCCTTTGGAGAAGGCCACAACTGCATCTTGCCAGAAGTGATACCATTAATCACATCAGAAAGGCTATGTGTGCCGCCAGAATACTCAAGCGCTGCCTCTATCCAAGGCTGGCATCTGTCTATCTCGCTTATTTGTGAGTACATGTTCATCCGTGCAGCCTCGTTATAGATAATGTAGATGAAGGTATATTTGGAACAGGAGAAGACGCAGCGGTGGCATTAAGAAAACCATCTGTGCTGTCCACCATCCAATTTACTTCTAAGTAATCATTTGCCGCTACTGTAAAAATTTGAGTTCGCGACGTTACAAGAGTAGCGTTGTTCTGATGTAAAGCTGTAGTCATTGCGCTATTATTTATATCTGTGCCATTAACGCTAGGCCAAAAATAAAAATGAACAGTGCTTGCAGATGTAGAGGATATTTGCGCTGAAAACGCTATGACGTATTGCCCTGCTTCTCCAAACACAATTCTGCTTGCAGGACTTCCTAAAGTAATCCCAGAATTACTCGCCTCTGCTGTGTATGTAAGCTGATACTCTGTGTTTGGGCTTGCGGCTGTTATATCTGAATTAATATAAAAATCGCCATGCCCATCTTCTAAAACTATCTGCCTAAACTCGCCGTTTTTACTAACAACTGGGTAACCATTTACCCTATCATACAAAATAACACCATCTTCTGCAGCTACAGAACTAGCGTCTTTTGCATCTAGTTGATTAAGAGCGCTTGCAAGGTAACGTCTTAGATTCTCACCCCATTGCGATAGGTTTTGCGTAATTGGTGGGATAACCCTCATCTGCGCCCACCAGCTTTGGCATTTATTCTCATAATTCCAACACGCCAATCTGCACTTCTTGCACCCTCAACGCGCATCCTAACCTGTCTACCAGTAAAGCGAACATCTGTAGGGTTAGACATGGTAAATGGTCCATGCTCTGTCTCGCTTGCGTTTGGATGAAATCTTGTTTTAAACTTTGCCGTTACGTCACCTTGCGTTTTCTCATCAGGTATTAAGCTGGTTACACGCATTAGCCTGTCACCTGCACCTATCGCAATCGGGCCTGTTTCTGCAAATGGTGTGCCGCCACTATAACTATGACCGATCTCATGCTCAAAAACATCGCCATCAGCGTCAACCCATAGCGGCTCTCTAAACACGCCACTATCTACGCCAGATGTTCTATCTAGCTGACCTATTGTCCATATGTTTTCTACATAATCATAAACGACATAACGATCACATTCTATTGAGCCGCTGCTAGGGTAAAACCACCATATCTCATTCCATTGTGAATTTGGCACAGCAGCTATCTTGCTGCGCTGGTCATTGTTCATATCGCTAAATAAATAATCACCAACTTCGCATGGTATCTCTGTTACAGCACCACCTGAGTAAATAAAGAAGCTTCTGCGCCCCATCCAGATAACGCCAGCGTCAATAGAAGCTGCTGCTTTAGGTGCGATTAATCCGCAAGATGTACCAACACGCTCAAAGCCATATACAAAGGGTGGCCCTTGATATGTTGCGGAATGTGCGTCTTGATCCGTTAGAATAAGCGCTTGTCCTCTAGTTCTTAATCCAGCCAAGATTGTGCCGTTTGTCTGTAGCTCAATATCACCAGCTTGATTGGTCGCTGCTGCTGCCCATAGCGTATTATTTTCTCTATCGGAAAACTGAACTTTTCTAGGATTGCCACCAGCACCTAGCGCAAACACAAATCTTTCTTCAGTTACCATCATGGCAGTATTGCTAGTTGGTGCATTAGCTAGCGCTGCAGCATCTGCGCCTGATCCTAGCTGCCATTCCAAAATTTTACCGTCATCTGGAGAGCAAGCTAGTAAATACTCACCCCAGTTATCTAATGACCAAGTTGTTGCTGTTTGGATAACACCAGTATCAGAACGTGGCGTGCCGTAATACTCATTACCATATGTGCCACCGCCAAAGCCTGCGTTGGTTGAAGCTGTAACTCTGCCAGAAGTAAATCCAGAAGTAGGCGTTATGTCATATATAGCATTGCCAGAAGTCATAACCTTTAGCGCGTCATGCATACCTGCAGCAACATACCGATTGCCTGAGTTATCTTCCCAAGCAAGCATCCCTCTTACTGCTCCGCTAAAATCTACTGTGCCACGCTCTTGCCAGCCACCGATAGGACGTAAAGCATCTTCATGCCATCTGACTAGGTTTGCGTCACGCCACCTGCCTTGAGCCATATACTCAGTGCCGTTGCGATACACTCCTTTTGGTATCTGTAGGGGTATTAAAGGCATCTACCATGTCTCCCCCATTAAGGTTTCGTAGGCCAATCAGCATCTTCCAGATTAGGCCAGTTTTCATGCGCTGTAATATCTCGCAAGGCTTGGCGATACGTGGTCATCTCGCTAGACATTGTTACGTCTGACATGCCATGCCAATCTGTCTCTGCAAGCTTGCTGTCTCTGGTTGATCTGTTTGATGTAGCTGTAGTCGCATCTAACGTTGCCTGATA